TATTAGAACCAAGCAGCAACCCAAAAGAACTTAAGATGCCAGACTTTAGAGTAGCGACGAAACGCTGGTCTGTAGAGAATGAATCTAAATGGGCACTTGGGGATACTAACACAGTAATGTACGAGAGAAAAGATGATTGAACTATTATACGTATTAATAATGACACACATAACCATTGTGTCAGTAACTTTATATTTGCATAGAGGTCAAACGCATAGAGGTATTGAATTTGATCCAGTAGTTGAGCATTTCTTTAGATTTTGGTTATGGTTAACGACAGGAATGATTACTAAGCAATGGGTTGCTGTTCATCGCAAACATCATCAGAATTCTGATAAAGAAGGCGACCCACATAGTCCAAATGTTTATGGAATATGGCAAGTTTTATTTAAAGGAGCATTGTTGTATAATGAAGCATCAAAAGATAAAAGTATGGTTGATTCATATGGTGTTGGTACTCCTGATGATTGGTTGGAGCGCAACATATACACTCCTCACTCCAGACTTGGCATTAGCATTCTCCTTGTGTTCAACTTGATTGTTTTTGGTTGGATTGGTTTGTTGCTGTGGGGTATTCAAATGATATGGATACCTTTCTGGGCAGCAGGTGTTATAAATGGTATAGGACATTACTGGGGTTATCGTAACACTGATACGAAAGACAAATCAAAAAATATTTCTATCTTTGGTATAATTATCGGTGGTGAAGAACTACACAATAATCATCACGCTGAGCCAGCAAATCCTAAGTTAAGTAGGAAATGGTTTGAGTTTGACATTGGTTGGATGTGGTTCAGAATTTTAAACAGATTTAATTTGGCGAAGTTAAGAGATGGCAACTAGATATTTTGATTGCGATTCATGCGGTGCGCATGGTAAAATAACATTTAAAGAGGGAGATCTTCAGTCTACCGATGTTGTGTATTGCCCATTCTGTGGTGGTGATATATATGAAGAGGAAGACTTTGAGGAGGACGAAGATGCCTGAGAACACATCTGAACTGCAAGGAAACGATTGGTTCAGCAAACTTAAAAATCCACAAGGTCAATCATATGACACTTCTCAAGCAGAAGGATTGACGGACAAGAAACCAGAAGATGTGGATATACAACAACCAACCCCTGAATGATGCTGAAAATTGGTATGGATTTATATATGAGATTACAAACAATCTAACAGGTAAAAGATATATTGGTCGCAAGTATTTTACGCAGTCTAAAACGAGACAGGTAAAAGGAAAGAAAAAGCGAACAAGAGTTGAGAGTGATTGGCGTGAGTATTGGGGTTCGAACAAAGAACTACTTGCCGATATTGATAAATATGGTAAGGAAAATTTCACACGCAAAATATTGAAGTTGTGCGAGACTAGAGGTAACACAAATTATTGGGAAGCGAAATTCCAATTTGACAATAATGTTCTTCTAGACGATAATTATTATAATGATTGGATTATGATTAAAACTCACAGGAAACATATCAAGAAATGATATACTTACTTTTTGGTTGTGGGCTACTGTTGTCCGCAATCGCAGCGTACTATTCTGTGATGGGTCTTATCGCTATTTTCTCTACTGCTGTTGTACCCATCGCTATTATGGGGACTGCTCTAGAAGCCAGTAAACTTGTTGCAGCCTCTTGGCTGTATAGAAGCTGGAAGACAGTTCCGCTGTTACTTAAAACCTATTTCACAACTGCTGTTGTTGTGTTAATGATACTCACTTCAATGGGTATCTTTGGCTATTTGTCGAAAGCGCATTTAGACCAAGCAGTGCCAACAGGTGATATTGTATCTAAATTATCTCTCATTGATGAAAAAATTAAAACACAAAAGGAGAATATAGATGCAGCTCGTAAAGCAATTGCTCAACTGGATGCGCAAGTCGACCAAACCCTCTCAAGAAGTAGTGACGAACGAGGAGCCGCAAACGCAGTCGCCATTAGACAGCGACAAGCCAAAGAGCGAACCAACCTCATCAACGAAATCCAAAGATCGCAAACCGAGATCGCAAAACTCAACGAAGAGCGTGCGCCAATCGCCAGCGAAGTCAGGAAAGTCGAAGCAGAAGTCGGTCCGATAAAATATATTGCAGCGTTGATATATGGCGATACGATTGATGATTCTTTACTTGAGTCGTCAGTTCGTATCGTCATTCTCATGATTGTTTTCGTTTTTGATCCACTCGCAGTTTTGTTGTTAATTGCAGCAAATAGAGAAATGTTGCTGCGAAAAAATGACGATACAGATACTCCGCCTGTTTATGCAGTTGAAACTTTCGAAAAACCAACTGCTGAAGAAATCGCAGAAACAGATTTGAAACCAGGAGATGTTAACTATGATCCATACACTGGAATTTCTTCAATCTATCAACCAACAGAACCAGTCAAGCAAGAATGGGATCCTACAATTTTACAAGGTCCACCAGCTGAAGAACCACCAAAAGAATTTTTCAAAGTAGTCAAAGATTTCTTCAAAAGAAAAGAAGAAGATTTTGATCCGAAGAATCCATGGAACGAACAAAAAACCGAAGAAGAAATAAAGCGTAATGGTCCAGTTCGTCCAAACTCCCGCAGGTCGGGGCTGGAATAACCCTACAGACCGAAGGGTTAATGCTTGACGAAAATTGAGAAATAGGGTATAATTACTATACAAACTAGGAGATTGTTATGAAAAAACTTTTTATTACTTTTGTTTTAGCAGCATTGGCAACCCCTTCATTCGCATGGGGTCCGAGAGAGCAGGGTATCCTGACTGGTGTAGCAGGGTTGTGGATTTTCCAACAACTCGATAAAGCAGGTCGCCCACAACCACCTGTCGTTGTCCAGCAACCCCCAGTTGTTGTGCAGCAACCACCTGTGATTATTCAACAACCACAACCACAACAACCACAAACTCAACTTCCACCTCCAGTTGGTCAAGTTTATCAACAACAGTTTTGTGAAACCAAACCTGTTCAAGACCAATTCGGCACATGGCGTTATGTTTCTTTCTGCTATACGTATTGACATTTTTTGAATACTGTAGTATAATATAATTTTGGAGTTTTGTTATGGGTATGATGCCAGCGTTTTTTACTACGACTAACACTAAAAAGCGTAAGAAGAAATTCAAATCTGCTGAAGAAAAGCGGAAGCACATGCAACTTGAACAATCATGGAATGAATTGAAAAGGAAATATCATGTTGAACCAAGCAAGAAATCTTTACCGCAAAGCACTGTTTCAGGTTACAAACTTACAGTTCCTGTTGGGAGAGAATCTAAGCACTATCCTAGTCTCGATACTGGGCTCGCTAATGCTACTAAGCCGATAGAAGGCAAGCGTTACACTGGTAATAATATTATTGGCATTGGAACTCTGCATAAATCCAATGCTGTTCCTATCTTTTCCGATCAGGAAGCGAAGGAAATTGCAAAAATGCGTAGAGGATAATTATGAAGATAGCAGTTTGTTCGGACTTACATTTAGAGTTCGCACCAATCGCTCTGGAAAATCCAGGCGATGTTGAAGTATTGATTTTGTCTGGAGATATTTTAGTCGAGAATGATCTTGATGAGTGGAGCGAAGAGCAAGCGGACAATGGTTTCGCACGTTATCGCTCAACGATGTTTCATACATTCTTTCAAGAATGTGCGGAGCAGTTTCCTTATGTTATCTACATTGCTGGTAATCATGAACATTATCATGGTGACTTTAAATATACACTTTCTTCTTTAAAACATAAGTTGAAATATTTGAGTAATGTCTATGTTCTTGACAAAGAAATTCTCAAAATTGGTGATACAACATTTGTTGGTGGAACTTTGTGGACTGACATGAACAACGAAGATCCTCTGACTCTGTATCAAATCAAGAGCATGATGAACGATTTTCGTATCATCAAGAACAGCAATCGTGTTGTGAATTTCAAAGACCCAGAAGGCAAATTCCATACGAGAGAAGCAAAGTTTTCTCCCGAAGATGCTGTTGAAGAAAACAAACAATGCTTTGAGTTTATTAAGCATATTGTTTCAGAGAACGACAAGGTTGTTGTGGTTGGTCATCACACACCATCTAGCCAATCTTGCCATCCTAGATATATTGGCGATAGAGAAATGAATGGTGGGTATCATAACAGTTATGATGAATACATCATGGATCATCCGCAAATTAAATTGTGGACGCATGGTCATACTCATGAAAGGTATGATTATAAAATTGGAGAAACACGTGTTGTATGCAATCCACGTGGTTATAAAGGGTACGAAAATATTGCAGACGATTTTGAACTGAAAGTTGTCGAGGTATAATTTGAATGATATATTGCTAAATACATTTGCTTGGATAAAAGATGATTGGAGATCTCATCCTTTTCGCTTCGTTGTTGAGTTATTGGCTTGGGCTATTAGTATTGGGTGTAGTATTACTATGGCTCTTACTGTACCTAATCCCCCTCTTCTTGCGCTTTATCCTATTTGGATTGCTGGCTGTGCTATGTATGCTTGGGCTAGTTGGACTAGGAAATCATTTGGCATGTTGGCTAACTACATGCTCTTGGTAACGATTGACATTATCGGATTAATTAGAATGCTATAAGGAGAAAAAATGGCAAAGAAAAAAGTTAAAAAGGCAGAGCAAGTTGATTATATTTCATATACACTGAAACCAACATCAACATATGTTATGTCAAAAACATTGAAAAGAATGCTGGCTCTTATGCCATTTAGAGATCAACAAGACAGAAATGATTTTAAGCGTCAAATGATACAAGCAGAACTTGCTGAAAGAGATGCGAAAAATAAACCATGGTCAATGACCAAGAAAGATCGCGAAGATGTATCAGAGCGAACTTAATGCTGCGACTGTTCGAGTCTTGCAAATCTTGGGGCTTGACATTAATGATGTTTCCGAGGTAAAATATAAAGAGTTGGAGAGTTATTTGAATACTCTAGGTATGCAACAATATATGCAAGGTCATGATGATGGATACTCGATGTCTGCTGGTTATAAAGTCA